GTTTGCATTGTTCGACACCTTATACGACGGAGTGCCGGGAGAAGTTGACGGAGGAACAATAGCGCAGCTTTGACCTGTGCCAGTGGTTGACCAGCCAGCCGGAACAGAAACGCAACTACCCGAAGTTGATGCGCCGATATTGAGGTTCGTTTCAAGCGGGGCAGTTGTTACGGGGTTGCCGCTGGCATCGAGGCGTTTTGCGGTGACAACAACGGCTTCGATGTTGTCATTTATCTCGGGGGATTGGCATGTGCCACCGATCACAGTTATTGAGCCGGCAGGACAAGTGGTGCTGGGTATTTGCGGCAAGTTGACTGTAATGGCATAAGCACTTTTCATCGAAAAGAACGAGAAAGCGAAAGCCATCAAGAACCAGCCGAGGTTTGATAATAATCGATCAATTTTCATAATGCGGTAATCCGAGGTTATTGAGGTATTGACGGGCAGAAGGTGCGAACAGGCTTGCAATGTAAGCGGCAAAGAAAATGACGAGCGGCAAGAGGTAGGGCAATAGTTGCTGTTTGTATCGCCCTTGAACATGCCAGTAGGAAAGGGGGCAATACTGGCCTTTTTCTAGTTCATCGAACATCTGATTAGTTGCGTAGGCTTCGAATAGATCGGCGCCGCCCCTGTAAAACTTTGCCCAAACGGAAGGGGCTTGGGGGTTTGTGCCGTAACGGCAGACGGCAATATGCACGCGGGGCAGCTTTAAACCGATAAAAGGCACTTGCAGTCGATCCAATCGCATGCAGGTGATGACATGCTCGGCGATGCCGTCGCGCACTTGTTTATCAACCATGGCAAGATGCTGAACGATCAAATACACATCCCAACCGAGCTTACGGCTATGCAATAGCCAATCGATGACGGCTTGGCGGCTCTTGTCTTGGAAGGTGCGCGAGTTTAACCACATGGCCGATTCATCGAGGATAAGTGCACCGGCAATTTCTTCCCGATCGCCACCGCGACCCAATGCCTTGAGGTCATCGATATCGGGCTTAGAAGGTAAACAGGTTAAATTGTTGATGCGGTTTGCACCGCGCAGAGTCGAAGTATCGACATGCGAAAAATCAAGGGGAAAATTACAGGCGACACGGCGACCCTCGCGCAAGTATTCAAGCGCGTTCCAGACGGCAAAAAGGCTTTTGCCGTTGCCGAGTTTGCCGGTGACGATATAGACAGCCATTGAGGGAAAAAAGGGGAAGGGCGCGAACCCTTCCCCCCCTTGCCGTTTATTAGACGGACTTGGCGAAACGCTTGAACAGCTTATAGCCGATCACAGCGCCCAGGGCTGCAACGATGAACGGGCCAACTGCCGAGAGGGCAGTAGTCAGTTGAGTTTGCAGACCGGTAACGATAGCGGAGTAATCCATTTTCTGGAGTCCTTTCATTACTCACGTTAGGGCTTGCCATGCCCGACACCTTGAGCCGACCACCGGCACAAGAACCAATTGCACGGGGGGCTAATCCCATGCAGAACCACCGACTAGGATGTTAAAAGTTTTCAGAACTTTACGAGTTAGCCAGCCAGTGAAAAAAGCACCAATGCAAGCAGTAATAAACAAAACAGCGTCAGCGGGAGAATTCGGAGTACAAGTGCTGATAAGTTCGACGTTGCCGTTTTTGACCGAGCCTGTATCAAGGCGGAGCGAGTAGGTGATCTTCTGACCACTGATCGAGCTAGAAACGAGGCTTTCCCAACCATTCCCCCCGTTGGATTCTCGCGGAAAAGAGAGAATGAACGCATTATAGGCGTCGTCTTGTGAGGCATAGCAAACCCCCTGATATCCGTAAGCCATTATTTAGCCGCAATCCATCCTAGAAACATTGAAATAACAATTGCAGCGATTTGAAGTGATGCAACGACAGACATTTATGCGGCGTGCCTCAAATCATCCCAGCTTGTGACGGGAGCGGATAAGGTAATGACGTCACGACGGAACGGAATGACATTATTTCCGAGCAGGTCGGCTTGGCTCAATCCAGCATCGATGAGATACTTTTTATGCCTGCGGAATGTGCTATCAGGCATCGAGCTTTTCGCCATTTCGTAACCAAGTTCGCGGATGCGTAAGTACGTCGAATATGCTGCAACTGCGTGCCCCTTGCTGGGGGCTATGAATTGCAGCCTTTCCAAAAGTTTGCCCATGTCAGCCACCTCCAAATCACCAATGAATTGCCCAAAGAATTTTGCATGTTGTGTTTCCAGTTGTTGCGTAGAGATATTCAAATAGTCGCCAGCTTCTGGAGCATGGCGGCGAAACCATCGCGCCTTGAGTGACAACTCAAAACGCAGTAAGCGCGAAGCGAGGGCGACTTGTTCGGGGCTGGCTTGTAGTTTGTTCTTTTTGGACAGATAGACCATTTGCGATCCTTTGTCGTAAGCCTTACCGCCGATAAGGTCAGAGCCTTGACCCCAATAGACAGAATCACCACGCGGCACGCTGGCCTTTTGGCGCACGCCGTCGCCCTTTCGGAGTTCACGGAGGGCTTGCTTTACTTGGTTGGCGTCTTTCATGGCGTAATTGTGCGTATAGTCGATTCGCGCACAGTGCCACGCCGTCGGGGGGGGCAGTAACAGGCCGAGCGTGCGACTGGCGGCGAGGATGATGACCTCGGCGCAGTGCTGGACATCTGACGAGCCGAAAACATTGTTGCCGTGTTCGATTTGGGCGGGGCTTGCGCCGATGGTCAGGAAGCGTTGTTTGCCGTTGTGATGTATCGCCCAAAAAATGCCCTCGGAATCGCTGCGGATTTTATCGACATCGAAAACGAGCTTTTTACGGATTTCCTCGCCGTCGGAATTGTGCACAGTCAGCATGCCGAGGTATTGCGCGAGATGATCTAGCATGGCGTCACGAAAGTGCGCGGAAATTTGAAGGCGCAAAGTCAGCCAATCAATCAATTTTGCTCACCTGTGAGCGGATGTACGGGTGTTACATAGGACACCCGTACATTTAGCCATTTCGCGTACTTGGCGAAAGTAGCTTCGGAATCGTTCGAAATGTTCACGATCTGTTCGGCAGGGAAGCCGATAGTGAGCAATTCGGAGCGACAGTAATCGCGGGTGAAGCGTGCCAAGGAATAGCCGAAACGGTTGTGTTTATTAAAGTCGCCTAGTTGCGCGAGGCGATGGCGTGCAAGGATGAAATCCTTGAGTAACCTTTCCTCATAAGAAAACCCCCTCCCAGCGGCGAAGCTGGGCGGGGTCATTTCCATGATGTCAGCGAAGTGACGCATTAGGCCGCGGCTTGTGCCTTGAGGGCAACGAGTACAGGGCGGCCAAGGTTGAGACGTCCATAGTCACCAACATAGACGCATGCCGGAGATAAGGTGTAATCGCCGACGTTATAAGGCTGCTGGTTGTCCTCAAGCTGGAGGCTGATGCGTTCAGGGAAGGGACGCGGCTTGCCGTTGGCGGGGTCAACAGTGTAGGCATAGGCTTCTTGCGTGCGAATGGTGTACGGGTTGCCGGTTGCGCGTGCTGTGCCAGAGCGGGTTTGAACTTCAGTGGCGGTAATTTGAATCCGAATCACTTTTTAATCCTTTCCGATAAGTTCCGAATTGGAACGATGAGAGGATAGTTCCATAACGGAACTGTTGTCAACATCTGGAACGGAGCGGAAAATGTATTTTCAGGACGTTGACAAAATGGTGAATTTATGAATATGGCAGACGTATTAGAAAGGTTTTTTATCGCATGCGCGGCAAGGCGTGTTCGTCCTTGCGCTGGCGCTGGCGCTTGGCACTACCTCACACATCGAAGGCAGCGCCGCTAACGCGGCGGCTGTTTTCATTATGCTTGCTGCACTTCGCATAATGGGCGGTTACGACAAACCCAAGGCGGCATGATTTAACAGAACGGCACAAACGAAAACGCCCTAGTTAATTTGCGGAAGATCCTCTAACGAGGATTCTCCGCACTCGCTTAGCGAGGCATTAACTAGGGAGTATTTCTTTAGCGGGTTCGACTTGTCTTTAGGGCGCGGGGTAGGGGGGTTGAGCATTACGGCATCGTGCGCGGTTTGCTTGGCCTAGTAGTTGAGTTTTAACCCGTCAGCATCAAGGGGCTTTGCCCCCTAATGACCCCCAATGCGTCGCAGTGCGACGCCCCCTTAGCGGGAGCGTGCGCGCTGCTCCGTGATTAGCCGCCAGTGATACCGATAACACGATTCTTTATCTGATTAAACCAGCCGAGGGCATAAAGAGCGGCGATTGTCGTTATTTGTGCCGGTAAATCGGCTGGCATGAACATAGCAAAACCGGCCTGAAGGACTGGAGGAATTGCGGTATTGATGGTGTTCAATAACGCAGTGACAGCAGCAAAAAAGGCGAGAATCGAGGCGACGTAAACGCCAGCCATAAGCAATTTGAAAGCGCGTGTTGATATGACATTACCGACAAATTGCGCGATCCATGCGACTAATGGTGCGAGAAATACGGGCATTATGCGACCCCCTCATCAAGACGACGGAAACCAAAGATAAGAACAATAATCCACGCTGACCAATTCACAGCGGTTTGGATAATGTCGCAATAGCCGGTCAGGTCGATGACGTTATGCGTTGAGCCGATATCGAAGTTAATGACGGCAAGGTTACATTGACCGCCCGAATACTTGAAAAAATCGAGCAGCCCCGATGCGGTATCGGCGGCGGTTTGGACACCGGCCATTTTTCCATCAATGTCGGCTTGAGCTGATGCAACATCCCCTGCGCCCTGTTCGGCTTCCTGTTGGCCGTCGGTGGGCGGGGTGGGGCTTGGTTCGAAATGGTTGTTTAACTGGTCGAGGTTAGCGTTGGTTTGATCTAACTTGCTGTTTGCAGTATCGAGCTTTGAATTAGTGGCGTCGGCTTTTGCTTCCAGATTGGCAGTATCAACTTGAACGTTGACAGGTGCGGTTGTCGATACCGCGTCAGTGTCGGCAGCGATGCCGTCGGTTGTCGTGGTTTCAACGCTTTTCACCTTGTTGTCGCTGCCATAGTTAACAGTCGTAGTTGTCGTTGTGTTCGTGGTGTAGTTGTAGTTTGTGCTTGTAATTGTGGTGCTGCCGTCAGCGTTGGCGGTTACTGTTTGCTTTGCCTTGCTGCCGGTTGTAGCAACTTTGTTTGCAGCAGCTTGCGGCGCGTTGATGTTGGAGCAATCAGGGTCATTTGTGTCGCCGCTATATGTGCTGCCGCTTTTGATAACGGCACATTGACCGTCGCGGGGCTTTTGGACGATGGCGGCGTTCGTGAGGTTACAGTTGCCGCCCGACAAGGTGTAACCAGCGGAACAGGTCAGGACTGTTTGATATGAGTAAAGTATGGTTGTCCAGTTGCCGAGGCCGTTTTTGGCCTGTGCGTACATTTGGCCGTTCAGGATAGTTGTACCTGTAACTGTCGTGCCGCTATCGAATCCGCCGCAGCCTTTATTGGTGTAAGAAACAGGAAAGGTGTTTTGCCCGAGGTAGTCACAAAGCTCTTGCTTCGTGGGAAACGT